GTGTCTTTCTAATACAGATTTTTTATCTTCTGCATTTGCTATTAGTTCCAATAATTTGTCCATTTCATCTGTATATTGAGGATGCTCCCCAATACCGACAGGACTAGTAAAATAAACAGATAACCTGGCTTTAGCATCATAAATTTCATAATCATATTTTTTCTCCAAAGCATGGTATAGCTTTTGACCAAGTGTTTTTTTATATTCTTTATTCATTTTTCTTCAATTTTTTGTTAAATTTTTTAACATATTCTAATGTCATACGTCCTCTTCTTTCTCCTTCTGATTCCTCTTTTGGTTCCTTAAATTTAATCTCTCCTGCTATGGCACTGTACGCAGCCATATCTATGTATGTGTCTTCACTAACAACCCCAAGTTTAGTTCTTGCAACTTTTAATAAAGTCATCAGAATAGCCACATCATGAGCTTTAATTTCTGTACCTAGATACGCTGACCATAACCTGGCAATATTTTGGTGATTATGAACTTTATCTCCATAATCTTTTTCCCTGTCTCCTGCAATTAATGCGTTAGCTTTTTCTAATAATTTTTTTGTTTTTTCCATTTTACATCTCAAAACTTAAGTTAAATGATATAGTTCTTCTCAAGCCTTTTCCACGAAAAGGATATACTTCATGCAGTAACCATGCAGGAAATACATATATTTTTCCTACTGCAGGTTTTATAGGATATTTAGGATCAATAAACATTACAGGTGTTCCATATATAAATTCAATCCAACCTGCGTGTTCCCGTTCCTCATCTTTTTCAACAGATGGGGGCATTTTTAACCAACCTGCAGCTGAAAGCATTCCGTAATGCATATGAGGTGGGTTAAAATCACCGGCTATGGAATTAACAATCCAACTATTGTGCAATAAAACTTTCTTGATTCCCTGTTTAGCCTTTTCCTTATCCAAGTCATCACCATCAGCATTCAATTTTGTTCTCACATACATGTTCGTGCAATGACCTATCCAATTAAAAAATGTAGGCAACGTTTCATGAGGCTTTTGATGCCATATATGGTCTTCAATTTTATGCTCCTGTTTAACATTACCTACAAGATTATCCGACCAGTCCAATTGCTTTGATTTTTTATCACTAGCAGATATCTTATCCCCGTATACATTCAGCATATCTACATAAGGCGTAGGAATATCAAATTCCATTATAAATGGACTAAATGGTGCATGAACCTTTCCTTTTAATTTATAATCTTTATAATCATCCATATCTTTTTTTCAACTCCTTAATACTGATTGTTTGCAAATTATATTCTCCTTTACTAACATTTCTTTTAACAACAAGACCACTAGTCCACAGATGTTGTGTTCCTTTTGCAAATGATTCCTTATGATTCAGGTAACACCCTGCATTCAATCCCATTAATTTTCTGCCATTTATCATGGAACGAACGGCATAGTCAAATAAATGTGAATGTCCTGCTGTTGTTGATTGATGGTTCTTTTTCAGCAATCCTGAGGCTATGTTATCACCGCTTATAGGCCTTCCCATTATACCACTAGCAAAATGATGGCAATATAAAATACCGTCAATTTCCACGGGAATTTCATAATCATGATACTCCCATCCATATGCCTTAAATGGAATATCCTGAACACTTAATTTTCCATCTAGTTCTGGATTATCATTTACAAATTTAGTAATGCGATATTCATGGTTACCTCCTAGCATAACCTTTCTCGGTTTTTTTGTGTACAGATAATGACTAAAGTTATCCAACGCATCTTCAGCGTGTTCTATTTCCTTGTTGTATCTCCTTCCTTCAAAAGCTTTTTTACCCCTGTCAAAATGAGACAGGGAATCCATACTTACCCAATCTCCCAGGCAAACTATGACATCAGGTTTCAGTTCACGGGCAAATTTTCCTGCCCAAATAAGCCGGTCGTTAGACACTCCCACTTTAACATGGGGATCTGGTATGATTAAATGTGTACTCATCAGTGCAATTTCCTTTTCTTGTTAAATAGTACTTCTTGAACGTTTACTAATTTATTTTGTGATGGATTTGCCATCGCATCTACCCCTTCGTCAAACACTAAATCCGGTCTATCCAGTGCCAGTTTAACCATTCCGTGTGCCATTGTCAGGGCGATACTATATTCTTTCGTTAACGGGGGGTTGTCTCTTTCAAGCACCAAGCAGGCAAAACCTTCATCCGCTGGATGCACTGCAATTGTTATAAAATTTACTTTATCTATTCCATCTTCCATTCTTACTCCTGACAAAATTTAAAAAACACATAGCATTAAATACAACAAGAGGATCTCGTTGGTTCATTTTTATGAATACAACTGGTTCCTCTTTATTTTTTGAATTATACACTGATTGATCATAATCCTTGTATATTTTTTTAAATGTTTCCTGGTTCTTGCATTCAATAGAAAAGGGAATAAATTTTCTTGCCTTGTTTGACAATTTTATATCTACTCCCCTTTCTCCCATAATGGCACATACAACATCGTTATCTGTCAGTTTGGGAAATAATTTCAGAAGCTCATCACGAACCCAGTTCTGTAATTTTCTTCCTTTAGCTTTTTTACTTTTAGTTCTCATCTTCTACCCGAGGATTTGTTATTTTAGTGTACCAGACAAATTTAGGATCAAGAGCTTTAGATTGTTGTTGTGGAAGATACTGTATCTTATCACCCCAACACGCATTCTTGTAGGAACAAAATCCACAAGTTGATTTTAATACCCTATTTCCTGTTTTCTTTCTATAAAAATACTCTTCCGTATCCGTAAAGCATCTTTTAAATGGTGCGTTATTCCGCAATGCTTTTACGTTATCTTTCGCTTTTTGAATAGCATCTTTACTATGTTCACTGTCAGCTACAGGAGTTTCGGTGATGCACCATTCACCTGTTGACTTGTTAATGACAATCCATCCACCAAAATCACATTTTTCTGCGTTTGAATACAAGTATCCCTGAGTCACATACCCAAAATCATCATACTTTAAAATTGTATCAAACCCTCCTCTATCCCCAAATTTATAATCAAAAGACATTGGTGATGCACTTTTAATATCCCATATTCTGCCTTCAATTTTGGCATCATATGTTCCATCAATTTCATCCCCATTAAATTTGTATTTGACTCGTTTTTGTTCTTCATCAATTTTAACATCAGACGCTTTTAAAATGGCGATAGCTGCAGCTTCAATCATGTCACCAAAAAGATTTCTCATTTTTGTATTATACGGAAGAAGTTCTCGTTCCTTTCCCATTTTTTCCATTTGTAGTTGGCATAAAGGTCTGCCGATACTAGACATTCTAATTTTGAATTTGCTATTCCTTTTATCTGTAAACTGCCTTCGAAATGCTGCTTTACATGCCTCTCCAAATTCCTGAATAATAGTACTAGAAACCTGTACAGAGGCCATATTGGCCTCTGTAAGGAACATCTGAACTCTGTTTAATATAGAGTTAGACATTAGGACGCAAGGATGGTAGCAGGGTCGTCTTCTAGATCATCAATTACTTTTGCAGTAATTTCATCTGTCTTTTTCTTATCGTTTTCCTTATGGTAAGCATCAGAGATTCTCTTATTTTCATCGGTAATGATGTCAGTAAATAAATCCATAGTCTCTAAATCTTTTTTCGTAAACTTAACTGTCTTGTTGTCAATTACAATTTTTGAAACATACCATACAGTATCTCCACTTTTTCTACGATTGGACGTTAGGTTAAGAAAATGATTTTGCATAAGATTACCACGACTTTTCAGGCTTTTCAAGGACTCGCCAACAGGCTTGAAATTCGTTCCTGTCACTCGCCATAAAATAGGCACATCCTCTATGGACGTGGATTGCCCATCAGCCGTTGTACATTCCATTGATAATAAGCCGTACACCAAACGATAGCATTTAGTGTTTCGTTGGTTATCCAGTTCAGCTTTTGACAACTGATTCTTGTCTTTCCCAATAACCTTTCCGCATCGAACCCCACCTTTAGAATCAATGGGATCATCTTTCCATGATTTAAAGATAACTGATGTGCACGGATAGGTATTGTTTTCAGCGTCATATTGCATATACTGATAGGCATTAATAAAGGGCCTGAAATGCACAGGCTTATCCTTCAGGCTATATACTTTTTTTTCAGATTCAGAATCATAGATTGTATAAACTCCTGGACGCAAAACGTTTCCGTCATCATCCTCGGCTAATTTGTTTATGGACAATCTTGGTAAAATTCCCGAACCCATTTGCGAGTCATCATCCTGACCCGTCATTTTCATGATCTCTTCTTTACTGAGAGATTCAAAGGCTTGTAGTTCATTACTCATATTTAACCCTCCATAGGTTTTATTTAAATTATAATATATATTATATAATAGATTTGTCAAGCATAAAGTTTTGTATCCAACCAATTAGAGCCTACCTTTAACTCAACATCTAGAGGAACATTAAAATTGATGCCATACATGTCTTTCATTTTGCTGACAACCCCCAAACAACCATTGTTTAGGCATTGTGCGACAATCTTTTCCTCACCAGGAAAAACATCAGCAATAATGGAATCATGTACAGTGTTAATAAGTAGGCTCTTGGTATTGTTCTGCTCTAGCAACTGATTAATCAAAATACACGCTAAAGGAACAATATCGGCAGTGGCAAATCCCTGGACAGGATAATTTTTTATCTTTGTTGAGGAACTTGAACCACCCCATGGCGTGCGTTCTGCCTTTGGAAAAGCATATTCCCTACCTGTTGGTAGTGTTACGACTTTATGCCGTATGGCTTCATTTTGCAGCTCGTCATGCCAAACTCTTATATCAGGATATTTTTTTAAGAATGCAGAATAGTATTTTTTTTCATTTTCTGTTCCAGACATACCACCATACAAAGGCTTGAATGTATGGGCTTTTGCGTCCTGTCGTGAACACCCAATAGTATCAGCCGTAAACTGATGAACATCTTCCCCATTTTGTATATCTTTCATTCCTTGTTTGTCTTGTGCCAAGAATACAGCCGTTCTAAATTCCAATTGGGCAAAATCAATTTCCATAATTTTTCCATTTTCAAACCTAGAAACAATAACTTTTCGTATAGGAAATGTACGTGCCCGTGGTTGATTTTGAAAGTTAGGATTTTGACTGGATAATCTTCCTGTTGCTGTTACACACTGTGTAAAACTAGGATATAAAAAATTATTTTTTGTCTTGTGTTTTTTAATACCATCCACAAATGTTTTTAAATATGTTCCTAGTGCCGTATAGCGATTAATTTTTTCAACAAACAATCGCAACTCCTCGTCCCCTCTTCGAGCTATGATAGGCAGTGTAATTTTATCAGTCTTGAATCCACCATTAGCTATATCCCGAACAGCATACGTTTTCGCACTAAATCCTGCTCGTTCCTGTGTTGAATGATATTTAAAACCCTGTCCTTTACAATCCTCGCACTTTGTTAAGTTTATATAGGGAGTACCATCTACTTTTACTTTTTGTATTTTTCCTTTTCCTTCACAGGACTCACATTGTTCAGCTTTTGTTTTATACAAAGGTTCTAAATACTTTGCATAAATTTGTGTTATTTGCCGGCGACTATAACGAGGTCGCCTTTTTTGTTTTTTTGTTCTTGGATCAGTGCCTAGATTAAAAACATACGACCAATCTTTCTTGTTCTTTACTTTCACTCCGTAAATCAACCATGATAATTGCTCATGACTAGAGGGAT